TCCCAATCTATCAGTAAGTTATACAACATAAGATTTATTTAAAAAAGGAGCTGGCCGAAACCAGCCCCCTATCACCACATCAACCACAGCTTAGAATGTACCGTAAATCAAGGCATCTGTTCTCATAATGTTGATGTCTTCAAAACACTCAACACGAGCAGTTACCAAGTTACGCTGGAAGTTGTCGCTGTCCTCGTAAGAGAACTCAACACGCAATCCTTCAGTCTCAACTCTTTCAAGGTAAGAAGCATCCACGATAAGAGCCTTATCGTTTGTAACCCAAGAAGCACCAATTACAGGTACACCTGCAATACGGATGTTTCCGTTAGGATCAATGATAACACCACCAGGTACAGAGTAGTCAGTAGGCTTAGTCTTTAACAAGTCAGCCCATTGAGCATAAGATACTAAGGCAAAAGAAGCCTCGAAGTTTGCATCCAATTGATTAGCAATCCAATCTACTAATTGCTCAGCATCTACAGAAGCAGCAGTTGTTGTGCTACCTGTTGCAGCAGAGCTAACAGCAGAGAAGAAAGTGCTATTCTCTTTTTTGTAGAAGTCACGGAGCAACATACGCTGCAAAGTGTTCTGCAAGAAAGGAAGTTGGAACATCATCTGCTTAGAGAAACGAGCAAAACCAGCAATGTAGTCAGAAACAACTTTAACCTCTGTAAGGTCATAGTCAATCTGAGACTTTAGGTTACCTTCAGTTTGGATACCGATAGAACCTTCAGTTCCTGTCTCACGATAAGTCACATACAATCCTGTAGGACTTACAGCAGTTGGGATAAGGTCACGAAAATTTACTTTCTGAGCAGGTACTAAACCTTGGCGAGTGTTGTAAGTAGCAACACCATCACCTGAAAGGTTAGCAGAAGTTGTCATTGTACCTACAGCTTTGAGGTCAATAGTCAACTTAGCATTTTTGTTACGCTGGAACTCATTGATTTCAGCTTGCTTAGAATCAAATGCCTCAGCAATTTGCTCAGAGAAAGCGTCACCGAAAGACTTATTTTTGTTGTTTACAGTCTTAGCAGCCTTCTCAGCAATCATTTGGTCAAGGGCAGCTTGATTTTTCTTAGCAGCCTCATCCATAGTAACTACAGCAGCCTTTACTTCAGCTACTTGTGTTTTAACATCTGCAATAGCAGCTTCATTAGCCGCTTTCATTTTTTCAACAGACTCAGTAGCAGATTTTACTGAGGCCTCGATTGATTTTAATTCTTCCACTTTTTAGGAATTTAGTTTGTAAATAAAATTGTTCAATGTATGCTTAAGGTCACTTACATCAATAACCGGCTCCTTAGTTTCTTCAACTGCTTCAGCGGGTTGCTCTACAACAGGAGTGGCCTCAGTAGATAAGAGTGACTTAATTGCTTCATTAACTTGTGCAAAGCGAATCTCGATAAACTCAAAAGCCTCATCAGTAAATCTACCATCTTTGAGACTCTTAATTAACATATTAAGCTCTTTGCTTAGCTTTTCGTGTTGATTTGTGATTTCCTCCTTAGTTAGGCCTTTGCCTACTGTTAGAGTTGGTGTGTTTGGGTTGGCTCCCCATAGTACAGCAGAACCTTCAAACAAAAGTATTTCCTTGATTAGGTTATACTCCTCTGCTTGTCCTTTCTGTTGTGCTTCAGCCTTAATAGTTCTAAACCCTACAGAGTGCTGGTTAATATGACCTGACTTGTAGAACTCTAAAACATCATTGCCCCAAGTTGTGTTAGGTACATCAGTAACTCCTACTAAGTAGTTATCCTCTACATACAACTCAGAGAATTTGCCAATGGCTGACTTTAGACTTGGATTGTGGTCTGTTAAGTGCCAAATCAAATTAGCACCCTTAGGACCTCTTTCCGCCATAGTCTTGTTGTAAGCTCCGTGGTCAATGACATCATTATCATAGTCCTTAGAACCCATCTGACTAATAGCTACTTTTACTTTTCTTGATGTTTCTGATACATCTCTTACAGAGTCTGTTATATTAGTTGTCCTCTGCTGTCTCTTTTAGGCACTACTATATAACTACACCTGCAATTAATCACCATTGCTGCTGATCCTCCAGGAGCTAATGGGTATTCAATCTGCTCACCACTTCTTGGGTCTGTGAAGTTGTCATAAAAGTCAACTACTTGCCCATCCATATGATAGTGGTCCTTAGGTTGCTCAGGTTTAAAACCCCTGGTCCGGGAATCTCTAAAAGCTATCCACTCTTTGACCATTTCGTAATTAAACCCCTCTGCTGCCGCTTTTACACCTGTGTTGGCTGCTCTACCTACCTCAGTTCTAATTATTCTCTCAGCTTGCATTGCAGTAAACCCTGATGTCTCAAACAATTTAACAATCTCATCTATAGTCAACTCTTTTGAGATAGCTGACTGTAAGACTAAGATTAAATGATTTCTAAGTGTCTCAGAGGTTTTGACTACTGCATACTGAAGTAAGGTCTTTTGCAGCTCATCTTGTATAAACTTAATCCAAGCCTCATCTCTACCTAATCCTTTTTGGGCAATCTCTCGCCTAATCTGTTTGTAGGTTTCATTGGCATAGTAAACACCTACTTTTTTGTAGATGTCTGCTATTGGCTTATTTAAGTCATCACTCCATAACTTAGTACGAAGCTCCACAAGTGTTTGCCTTGCTCCTTTTCTCTTTATAGTACCTATCAAAGAACTAACAACCTTATCTAATGACCTTTTAACCTTAGGGAAGAACTGGCTGCCAAATTTCCTGTTGGTCCTGTGGTACTTCTTTGCCCATTCTATCCTTTCGTTGTTGGTCATTTAACCTATCTCTTAAAGCCTGTCTTTTGGCTTCCATTTTTGCTCTTAACATTGCACAGCACCTTTCCTTTTTGGTTATTGGATAGGTCTGTTTTATAATATCCTCAATCATCTATCTCCTCATCCATTTCCTCAGGACTTTCATCCTCCATTTCCTCCTCTTGCACATCATACTCACTCAAAGGCATACCATCCTGAGTAGTAATCCAAGGCTCATCAAATAGAGGGTTGTCTATTCTTTCTAATCCTAAGTGCATTCTCTGTTCATTAGGACTCAAAGCTCTGAGCTGGTTTATCCAGGTTGATTTTTCTTTAACATCCTCCTGTAATTCAGTAAATACAGTATGATCAAAGTCAACATAAACATTCTGTCCTTTAAAGCCCCAATCTGTTTGTAGCTTTCTATTGAAATGGTTACGGAATGAAACCAATTGAGGGATTGCACACCGTGCTGTCAGGGCTTTTTCAGCCTCTCTGACATTGTTATAAGTAGAACTCTCAGAATCACCCATAAGTTGACTTGGAACGCCATAAACAGCCCCAAATCTCTTTAGGTCCCACTTCTCAGACTCAATGATTGATAAGTCAACAGGGCTAAGTCCTACAGACTGCCATCCTAACTTATAACCACTCACTCCTATTCTACCCCAATTGTCTGAACCTACCCACTCACCTTTGCCTACAAGTTTCTGCTTTACTGCTTCTACTTGTTTTCTTGTGTCTAAAGGATCAATGCCATTAGATAACACTCTTGGGTCATCCATATAAAGGACACCCTTAACACCTTGATTCTCTAACATAGCGGCTGATGCCTTGATTGCTGAGTTAGACCGGCTTAATCTTCTCAATGCGGACTTTAAAGGACTCATCCCATAAAGATGCGCACCATTTACATCCCAATCATAGTTTTGGTACTTATCGTGCAAAACCTGACTCTTAGGGAAGTAAGCCTCTGCAAGGTTTGTCATTACATAAGCCTGCTCAACTATAGGGAATTGATTTGTAGTTGCAATGATTGAAACCTCCTGATAGGGTAGGTTGTGTAATTGGAAAGGCTTGCCAGCATTAGCACCCATATCCAACATCTGAGACCAAATAGTTCTACCTCCTGTGATTAGTTTCCATCCACTTGAATTGGCTACTAAATCTTGGAATGTCTCATAGTCATTAGGATATTTAAGAAGCTCAGATAGTCTGTCAACATAAATAGGCTCTAAGGCTTTCTTTCTGTATTTAACAGCTTTCTTGAAGTCTTGTGTGCTGATATCCTTCTTTCTCATTAACCCTTGGTAAGACTTAAAAGC